AAACGGATTATATTATGTAACTACTTTAGGATCAGGCGCCAACGGCACCTGGGCAAGAACCAGCGACGGCAACGAAAACGGTGAAATTGAAGCCGGCATGATTGTGATGGTGACCGAGGGTGTAATCTATGCTGACACACAGTGGAAACTGATCACCGACGATCCTATCACGATCAACACCACGGCCCTGACGTTTACACAAAACTACATGGCAAACAGCATCAGCAGTGGAAGCAGTAATGTGGTGGTCAACTCAAATGCTAATGTTACCGTAAGCTCAGCCGGCACAGCCAATGTGCTGACTGTGAGCAGCACTGGTACTTTTGTATCTGGGGTGGTCAGTGCTACAGGCAATATCACTGGCAACTATATGTTAGGTAACGGAGCTTTTCTCACTGGTGTTATCACCAGTGTGGCCAATATCAACGACGGCTCAAGTAATGTCACGGTGGTCAGTTCAGGTGGCAATGTCACAGTTGGAGTTGGCGGCACAGGTAATGTAGCAGTGTTTAGCACCAGTGGATTAGATGTAACAGGTAGAGTCAGTGCCACTGGCAATGTTACTGGCAGTAATATCCTGGGCAACGGGTCTGGACTTACTGGTATTAACTCATTTAGCAATGTCACAGTCACCGGTGGCAACAGTGCTGTGGCTGACGGCATAGCTGATACCCTAACTTTAACAGCCGGCACTGGTATTAGTATTGTGGTTGATCCCGCCACAGACACCATAACCATTGGTACACAAAGCGGTAGTGAAATTTTTGTAGACGGCGCAGATTTTGGCACAGTAACAGAACCAGTTACTTTATCAGATGATCTTGGATTAGTAACCGATTTGGTCGACTCAGAGTCTGATTTAGGAAGTATTGTTACTTCTGGTGTGTTCTACCCAGACTTGTTGGTAGTAGAGGATATTACTGACTTCATACTAGGTGGAGGCAACAACGGACAATATCTTGGAACATATGGTAATGGTACAATTTTTTGGCAGTCCGTAACTAGCGCACCGTTATCTGGTACCATGGTAGGAAATATCAACGGTAACACTTTTTCTATAACCAATTTAACATCTTTGGAGGCAACTGGCAATGTTACCGGCGGTAACTTGGTCACAGTCGGTCAAGTCACAGCCACGGGTAACATCACAGGTAACTTTATCTTTGGCAATGGTAGTCAACTCACGGGCATTGATGCCACTGGCATACAAAGCGGAACCAGCAATGTTAGAGTAGTCAGCTCGGGCGGCAATGTGACCACAAGCATTGGTGGAACATCAAACGTTGTAGTTGTAAACACAACTGGTCAGTTTGTAACTGGATTGATTTCAGCTACAGGAAATGTGTCTGGCGGCAATCTTGTAGTTACCGGCAACATTGTTGACACTGCCGCTTTGAGTATTCTTTCAGGAGCCAACGGTAATATTTCTTTATCGCCCAACGGCACCGGTGTTGTGATCATGACTGCAAATACCATACCCAATGCCAATGCCACGCTTGATTTAGGATCCACCACAGCACGGTGGAGAACAGTGTTTACCAGTGACTTGGATCTCAACAACGGCATAGGCGACTGGACCATAGTAGAAGGCGAAGATGATCTTTTTCTTTACAACAACAAAAAAGGTAAGGTCTTCAAGTTTGCCTTGATTGAAGTAGATCCAGGGTCTGCCACTCCCAAAATTGACGGATTAAAATAACATGCCAATAGTAGCAGGTGCCGGAACCATACAAGGCGGATCAAGTGCTTTCACTGTTAATAATTCTTCCGCATCCACAATTTTCAAACGTGGTATTTCTGCTTATGGTGGCAACAACTTTGGTTACTATGAAAATACTGGCATACCAGCTTTTGTAGCTGGCTCGGCCTCAGATCCAGGTTGGGTAAATCCTGGGGCCAGTGGTACCTTGAGCAAGATCAACAATTATGCTACCACTACAGTGTACAACCGAGGCAGTCATTATAATACCAGCACAACTAGATTCACAGCACCTGTGGCCGGCCCTTATTGGTTTTCTTTTACCACATATTTGTATACCGACAGTTATGTGCATCCGTTGTTTGCAATCAATGGAGCCATAACCTCTGGTTATTATGGACAGTATCGCATACGTGGGCATGGCATGGTTGCCAATTATCCACAAGATGCCCAGATTGAAGAAGTCTTGCAATTGAATGCCGGAGACTATGTTGAGGCCTACTGGTATAATAGTGGAAGCTGTTTTAGTTATGCCTATTACAGCCTGTTTCAGGGAGCCTATGTAGGATAATATCATGCCCATAGATGTCAACGGAACTATTCTAACTGGCGGCACTACATTTGTAGCCACCGACGCTTCCAGCAACAAGATCTACGAACAGAGCACTGGCGGCGTGGTCAACATGCCCAGGACTTCGGCCAATGCGGCCTTGACCCCGTTGTTCAATGTGGGCATGGGATCTGGTGCCTGGAGAGATCTTGGGGGCATTGTTATATTTAATTACACCAGCGGTAGTGGGTATACCAATGTTGGCAGTTGCTATAACTTCACCAATGGTAGATTTACAGCGCCTTTTACTGGACTGTACCTGTTCAAACATCACATTTACTGTTATGGTATAGATGGTAGTGTCTATTCTTATTACTTTCACCCTTTGTATCTAGTTAACGGCAGTTCTACCTTTCGCAGACCCGGTGGAACACCATACCGGATCAGACAATACGGGTTGCTTGCCAGTTACGGTCAAGATTCTGACTGTTGCGAGTTGATTTATTTGACCGCAGGCGATTACGTGGAAGTTTACACCCCAATGAATGGCACTATGCAGGGGTATGTGGGCTACAGCACCTTCAATGGTGCATACCTGGGAAATTGATCATGGGATTCGATGTCAACGGAGCCTTAATAGAAACCAGTAACACTGCCTTGAAGATTACAGCCAGCGGCGTGATTGGTATGGACACCAATGCTAGTGGATTTGTCACACTGACCAATCGTCCAACCTTTGTGGCTTACCAAAATACCGGATGGATTACCTTCACTGGCGATAGCTGGAATACCTTAACATTTAATACTGCTTATAGAAACACTGGATCATACTACAATACCAGTACCAATAGATTTACAGCTCCGGTAACCGGTGCATACTATTTTGAACACTGTGCCTATGGTCTCAAAAATCCCAGCTCAAACGCAGATAGTTATACTCATCCAACATTCTGGGTCAACGGCAGCAGCACACTGAGGATGGCCAGCGAAGGCATCAGTTACAGATTGCGGAGTAGAACTTATTATTCTAGCACCTACTCCTGGGATACTCAGATAAATGATATATTATATCTCACCGCTGGCGACTATGTACAGGTGGTGACTTATTGTAATGGAACACAACAGTGGTATGGACAGTACACTCATTTCACTGGATTTTATATAGGATAAAGGAGAAACAACATGGCACGAACTATAACAATAGAATTAAATGATTTAGATGAAAAATGCATGCGATATTTGGCGGCTGATCCCAACGAATGGGTAAGAAATTTTGTAACTGCAAGAATATTTGCAGCCAAGCAAGAAATCTATCAAGCTGAAGTGCGCAGGATGACCGCAGACCCTGCAATAACTACAATACCTGCTGACGTAGACACTGTGGTAACTCAAGCTGACATACGTTTTGCAGATGAACAACCAGACCTGCCACCTGTAGGGCCACCTGGAGTGTAATAGTTGCAATGATTTTTGCTAATAATTACAATGCTAAAACAGATAAATACCACGTAAAAATAAGGTAGATAAACATGGCCTCACAAATACAATACAGACGCGGCACCAACGCACAAAATGCGGCATTTACCGGCGCTTTGGCAGAAATCACTGTGGATACCACCAACGGTACCCTGCGGGTGCATGATGCTATTACAGCTGGCGGCTCAAACATTGCCACTGTGGCCTACGTGACATCTCAGATATCCGCGTTGAGTGCCAATTCAATTACCAATGGAACAAGTAGTGTGGCAGTTATTGCCTCGGGTGGAAACATACGTAGCAACATTGCTGGTAGCACTGTGCAGACAATTAGCTCTGGTCTGGTAGCTGTAACAGGCAATATATCAGGTGGCAACTTGATTCTGTCAGGCGCCATCGAAGATTCAGGTCAATTGGATATCAGGACCACTGCCAGCAACGGCAACATAGTGCTGACACCCAATGGTACAGGCAACATCAACACTGGCGCCAATATCATGCCAACGGCCAACGCCACTGCCAATATTGGCAGTGCCACACTCAGCTTCAACACCATATTTGCACGGGCAACTTCGGCACAGTACGCTGACTTGGCAGAGAAATACACAGCTGACGCTGAATATGCTCCGGGCACAGTGGTTGCATTTGGCGGCACCAATGAAGTAACAATTACAACAGCATCACACAGCACACAAGTGGCAGGTATAGTTTCAACCAATCCTAGCTATCTGATGAATTCAGGCCTGGTTGGTCAAAACATCATTGACGTTGCGCTGGTTGGTCGAGTACCTTGTCAAGTAGTTGGTACTATTGTCAAAGGCGATCGTTTGGTTGCTAGTTCAACGCCTGGCGTTGCCACACGATTGGACATGACTCAATACCAACCTGGGTGTATCATTGGCAAAGCTCTTGAATCATACGATTCAGAAACTGTAGGCACAATTGAAGTGGCAGTAGGTCGGATCTAATGGATGCCAGATATCGCACAGACTATCTTGGTGAGTTTGTAATCCTTGAGACCAAGTGGTCTGGCGGTAAAAAATCTGAAACTCGCGAATGGATTGACAATCCTATCACCAACCACCATCTCAGTGGACGTGCGGCCTGTATTGGCAGCACTCTAGACCAAATACATTTTGACTACACTAGACTACAACGCCATCGCGGCGGCTTGTTGGGCAGTAAAAAATTACAAACCTATGGCACTGGAGACATTGCTCAACAAATGCGCTTGGACTTTGCTGTAGAAACCAATATTGATAATTTGAATAAAATTTTAGAAATTGGTTATCAAATCAACAACATTGTGTACACCAGTCCACGCTATTGTATTGCGCACCCTGGAGAATTTTATCTAATTCCTTTGAGACCCAGAATAGTTGATCTAGCCACTCTAATATATCTAGCGGCATTTGACGGGCACAAAGAAATATTCATGCTGGGTTACACAGATGAAACAGCAGGCGGACACAATGAATGGATCCAACAAATTGTCAACATATTTACTGCATACGCAGGCACTAAATTTTATCTAGTTGGGCAATCTACTCGCATGCCGGATACGTGGGTAAATTGCGCCAACACGCAAACTATGACCTATCGAGACTTTATTGGTTACTGCGACGTTTGAACGGTAGATTCAATAGTTAAAATTTTATTTTGTACCGCTTCAAAATTTACAGTGCTCCATAGGCCTGGATGCATGGGTCTTGGCCAGGTTCCTGAATCAAGCCAGGCATAGCCTATGTGTTCATTGTTAAGGGTGGGTTGAAATTCTGTGTCAACAATACAGAAAAAAGTGTGATACTCAAATCCTGCATCTGAGGTAGTAAATTTCTCCAGTGGAATCAATCTAAAATATTTAGGAACAAACCCTATCTCTTCTTCACATTCGCGATTCATAGCTGCTAACAAGGTTTCGCCTGTTTCTACTTTACCTCCAGGCAAGCCCCAGGCCCCGGGATGTTTGGGGTCATTACGCATGAGATACAGATATCGACGGGTGTTGATTGCGTAAAACCAAACACCCACGGCTGTTACAATACCAGTGTCCATTCGCCCCCTGGATATAAACCTTGATAACTCTTTACCCAAGCAGATCCAGTCCAGCGGTACTGTAATTCTGTGGTGATATTGGTCACATACTGCATGTTTGCAGGACTGCTAGTGCTGTCAAACACCACAGTCCAACGGGTGCCATCGTATTCTACAATGTCATTGGCATATGCTATTAAAGGCTGTCCATTGGTGCCGGACCATGAATCTGGGTTAGTTAATCCAGGATTAGCATATGATCCAGTAGCCTGTGTAAACAAGTATCTTTGCCCCGCCGCGGCCACAGCAAGTCCTGCCCCCGGCCCACTAGCAATAGGATCAATTACGGCAGTAATTGGACTTAACGTGTTTGGGGGTACAGTGCCGGCATTTACTGTAAACAATAAGAATCTATCGTCGGTAGGATCGTAGGCCACAGTTCCGGTTACGTCTGTGCCATCTGGTTGTTCCAGAGTAATGTAACTGATGCCAGGCCTCAATGTACCATACAAGTTGATAATGCTGTGCCATAATAGATTGCTTGCTGGACTGTCTGGTGGAGTCAAACTGGCATTGGGTTGGTCAATGACCTGTTGTTGCCGGAGAGCTTGCAATTTATTATCGATCAACAGGACCTGGTAACCGTAGGGTGTAAATTTTTGTCTTGTGCCCAATAACAAATCACTATCAGTTAGGGCATTGGTTAGGTCACCTTGGGCATCATACACACTAGCAATAATACGCTCAATCACACCCAACTTCTTGACCTTAGCCGGTGGAGTGATCCACATGGGTAAGGTAAACGATAAAGTAGCAACGTCAATGGGATTGCCAGCATCAATAGGAATAGTTCTGCTAGACCAACGCACATCCTTGAGATATAACACAGTCAAACTGGTCCAGTCAATGTAGTTGTCGGTACTTTGTATTTCCAATCCGGGATTAAATAGAGTCAATATTTGTTCCAACAACTGCATTTTTTGATTGGTGTTTGATGTCCAAATGTCAAGATTAATGGTCATTTCATACGGAACAGGCATGGCACGTTCAATGGTAAATGCATTGCCTTGTGTGGTTTCATACGTGTCTGTGGCCGAGTCGTAGGTACGTTGGCGCACTGCTATGTTGTTTACAAAGTACGGTTCCTGCATTCTGGGACGATCGTATTTTAAATCTGTAATATAAAATGTCATCAATGGTGTAGATGGCATGTCGTTGGCCGAATTGTTTTGCAGTATGGTCTGGGCTTGTCGGCTAGAATCACCGTAGCGTACCGGAACACGAATTAAGGTATCCGCCTCACTCCCCGGTCCTTGTCCAGCTTGGTTTGCGCCGTATTCAACATCAAAGTTGCTGAATACTCTGGCAAATTGTAGCAAAAAACGACGTAGTTGTTGATCGTAGAAAAATTGTGCCATTAGCGTCCTGGAGGTCTTGGGTTGGCTGGGGTGATATTACCACCTTGATTACCGTTGTCGGGCTGTGGTTCCAATATCTCACTGAGACTTTGTCGACTAGGAATGTTGCCTTGATCTGTAGTA